CAGCTAGACGAGATGCGGGAGCAGCTACCTATTCGTTTTATTACTACACTGCCAATATAGGCTGGAGAAAATTTACCCTAAATCATTCCGTGACGAGGCCAATCACGGCCAATGGTCTAACAGTAGATAAACTTCGCCACGTACAGTTTAACTTTGGCGGCGGTAATACAATCATTTTCGTGGACGGGGTTAACCCAGCAATTGCTTACAATGGCACGAACTGGAAAGAGATTAAATCATCCCACTCTGGTGGTTATCATGCTGATAACAACACCGCTGGTGGTAACCAAGCGTTAAATGCCCCCTCTCTGGTGGACGTTTTTGAAAACCATATATTTATATCCGGTCACGCAGCGGCGGGTCCAACCATAGCGCACTCTGCGCCAAACGATGGGTATACGTGGACCTCCGCTGCTGGCGGGGGACAAATATCCTCTGGTTTCGATGTCGTTCAGATAAAACCATTCCGAGACAATATGTTTGTGTTTGGCACCAATGCCATTAAGAAAATCACTGTAACTTCCAATGGGGCATTTGCTCTGGAGCAAGTCACCGCCAATGTTGGATGCGTAGCACCGGACAGCGTCTTGGAAATTGGCGGCGATTTAATGTTTCTCGGCCCTGATGGCCTGAGACCTGTTTCTGGGACTGAGCGTATTGGCGATGTCGAGATAAGTTCTATCTCTAAAAAAATACAAGCCACACTAGTCGATCTTATTAAAAACGAAGACATAAGTACCCTCAACTCTGTGGTGATCAGGTCTAAGTCCCAAGTACGTTATTTCATTGGCGGTAGTTCTGCAGAGGTGATTGATAGTATTGGAATTATTGGCGGTCTAACAGAAAACTCCGGTTCTTTGAAATGGGAATTTGGGGAGATGGTGGGTATACGAGCATCTTGCTGTACTTCTGCATACGTTGGAACTCAGGAGCTTGTCCTGCACGGCGACCATGACGGGAATGTTTACCAGCAGGAGAACGGCAAAAGTTTTAATGGTGCCGACATCTTATCCGTATACGCCACTCCATATTTAGATTTTGGAGAAACTGAACAACGCAAAATTATGCGTAAATTGAATACGTTTGTACGTTCAGAAGGCCCAATGACATTGGATGTAGCTTTAAGCTACGACTGGGGTAATTATGACGTTGCTGTACCAAACAATTATGCCGCTACCAGTCTGGGTGGCCCTACTGTTTATAAAGATAGAGACAGCACCTACAACGGAGTAAACATTTTGTATGGTGGCGCATCAAAACCAATTATGACCAACGACATTCAAGGATCAGGATTCTCAGTTAGGGTTACGTTTGTGTCAATAGGCCAAACCGAGCCACACACAATACAGGGGCTAGTTATTGAATTTAGCCTCGGAGGGAGACGTTAGAAATGGCTGGCTACACAAGGCAGAGTGCATCTTCAATTACCAACGGTTCGGATATTACCGCGCCACCTTTGAATGCTGAATTTAATCAGGTTCTTGCGGCTTTAAATAATACCACGGGCCACAAACACGATGGTACGGCTGCTGAAGGTCCGGTCATTGGATTGATTGGCGATCCCGGTGTTGCAACCCCGCTCAACAAAGTTGTGGTCGATAATACTAATAACAGAGTTGGCGTTTTTGTCGATGCATCTGGTGCAGGGTCAACTGTGGAACAAGTCCGGATCTCTGATGGATTGGTTGTTCCGGTAACAACTAACGACATCAGTATTGGAGCTTCTAACCTAGAATTTAAAGACCTTTATATTGACGGCACGGCTCATATCGATACGCTGGATGTAGATATCAACGCAGCCGTCGCTGGCACATTTACGGTAACCGGCGTCACCGCTTTAAACGGCGGATTGACGATGGACAGCAACAAATTCACCGTTGCAAATACTTCTGGAAATGTAGCTACTGCAGGAACGCTTACTGTCACGGGAGCTACGGCCTTAAACGGCGGCCTAGCGATGGACACCAACAAGTTCACCGTAGCGAATACAAGTGGTGACGTAGCAACTGCTGGTACGCTTGCTGTTACTGGCACAAGTGCCTTCACAGGCGCTGTAACGGCTGATGGTGGCGTAAGTATTGATAACATTACCATCGATGGAACAGAGATTGATCTCTCCTCTGGTGACCTCACAGTGGACGTTGCAGGTGATATTTACTTGAATGCAGACGGTGCGAATATCGTACTTCAAGATGGTAGTGCAACATTCGGATCACTAAACAATAGTGGTGGAAATCTTGTTGTTAAATCTGGTACTACTACAGCGGCTACTTTCGCAGCGGCAAATGTAGACTTTGCTGGCACAGTTGATGTTACTGGCGCATTCACTGCAGATAGTACAGTTGCCGTAGCTGGTGTTTTAAGCCCTGCATCTCATCTGGATATGCCTGATGATGCGATTATTAAAGTAGGCACTGGAGATGATCTAGAGATTAGCCACGATGGTACTAACTCTCTGATATCAAATAAAACAGGTGCATTAAAGATTGCTACAGAAACATCTGGCATTGCAGTAACCATTGGGCATACAACCTCAGAAGTTACAGTAGCAGATAACCTCACAATCACTGGAAATCTAACAGTCGGAGGCACTCAGACAGTCGTTGATACGGTGACAATGAATGCTCAGAACGCAGTTGTATTTGAGGGTGCCACGCCAGACGACCACGAAACAATATTAACTATTGTTGACCCAACTGCTGACCGTACAATCAACTTGCCAAACCAATCTGGTACTATTCCTGTTTTAGCAGCAGCAAGTAATGATCAGATCACGGCAACTCCAACAGAGTTGTCTATCGTAGATGGAAATACTGCCGCTGCGACAGTTACGTTAATTGATGCAGATAGAGTTGTGGTCAACGATGCGGGGGTAATGAAACAGGTTGCTATGACGGCCTTCGAAACTTATATGGAAACGTCATTAGATACTCTGGCAAACGTGACAACCGTAGGTGCTTTAAACAGCGGGTCCATCACTTCAGGTTTCGGTGCAATCGACAACGGCTCATCCGCTATCACAACAACCGGTACTATAAACTTTGGAAGTCTTGCAGATGGTAGTATTACAGTTGCTGGCTTTAAAGACGAAGATGATATGGCGTCCAATAGTGCTACGCATGTACCAACGCAGCAAAGCGTAAAGGCTTACGTTAGTACAATCGCAGGACAGTCTAATAATGTAGTTGGACTTCAAGCGTCTGCAGCCGAGCTAAACATCCTGAATGATGCTACAGTTACTACCGCAGAATTAAATATACTAGACGCCAGTGCTACAACTCAAGCTACAGTAGCACTAGCAGCAACAGACGGTGTTGTAATCAGCGATGCACTTGTGATGAAACAGTGCTTAGTAAGCGACTTCGACACATTTATGGCGTCTACGTCTAAGACACTGACAAACAAGACATTAACCAGCCCAATTCTCAACGGCACAATCGTCGTTAGCGATGGCTCAAACGATTTTAACATTGCAAGCCACGACGGCAGTAATGGGCTAAAATTAGGCGGTACTTTAGTGACCGCATCCGCTGCAGAGCTTAATTATCTAGACATTGCTACTCTTGGAACATCTGCCGCATCCAAAACTGTCACGGCTGATGCAAACGGCAACATAAAGATCAGTGAAGAAATACAAGCCAAGGCATATTTAGAAACTGTGGTTGCTTTGTCGGCTGCATCGTCAGTCACGCTTGATCTATCAACTGGCAACGTCTTTACACTAACGACAGGCCAAAACACGACCTTTGTGTTTAACTACGGCAACATCCAACTCACAACTGCTGATGCATACGCATTTACTCTCAGAGTTCTGGCTGGCGGGGGGCATTCATTGACTTGGCCCTCAAGCGTTAAATGGTCTGGAGGTACTGCGCCCGATGCCCCAGCAAGCGGAGAATACAACACATATGTCTTTGTGACGGTGGATGGCGGCAGTCGATATGAAGGCGCTCAAGCAGTGGATGCAGGGGCATAATCAATGAGCAATGTATCTAAGAAAATGCTCCAAGCCGCTGCTGGCAATACTGGCGGTGCTGGCCTTGATGTAACTGATGTGTTCAGCACTTATTTGTACGACGGTACAGGCTCTACAAAGACGATCACCAACGGCATTGACCTCTCTGGCGAAGGTGGGTTGGTATGGATTAAACGTAGGGACGGATCAGATTGGAATAATTTATATGATACAGAAAGAGGTGCTACTTACTGGCTAACCTCAAATGGAACCAATGCACAAGGTTCTACATCAAATTTTTTAACCGCTTTCAATAGCAATGGCTTTAGTGTTGGCGCTGGAGGTTTTACTGGTCAATCGGGTGCAGCATACGCATCTTGGACATTCCGCAAGGCCCCTAAATTTTTTGATGTGGTGACTTATACTGGGGATAATGTTCAAGGACGCAGTATTTCACACAATCTTGGTAGTGTTCCAGGCGTTATTATCATTAAGAAGCTAAACGCAACTGAAAATTGGTCAGTTTATCATAGGTCAAATGGCAGTGGAAAGTTTATGTATTTAAACGGAACCAATGCTGTACTTAATGGAACCGCACATTATCCGACTACGCCTACAGACAGTGTTTTTTATGTGGGCAATGACAGTGCGGTAAACGGGACAACGTCTGACACATACGTAGCCTACCTCTTCGCACACAACGATGGTGACGGTGAGTTCGGCCCTAGTGGTGACCAAGACATTATCAAGTGCGGCGCATATTCTGGTACTGGCTCTAACCAAAACATTAACTTAGGGTTTGAGGCCCAATGGGTTCTTATCAAGCCAACTATAAATTCTAATAACTGGACTATTTTTGACAACATGCGTGGTATGCCGACAGAGGGTCTTGATGGCTCTGCGAGGTTGCGTCCAAACTCTAACGCTGCGGAGAGTGCACTAGGGGCTGCTCATGGTCTATCCGCACATGCTAGCGGGTTTACTGCAAAGGGGGGCGGTGAGGACTATAATCAGAACGGCAACACCTACATCTACGTAGCCATCCGCCGTGGTCCTCTTGCTGTGCCTGAAGCTGCGAGTGGGGTGTTTGTCCCTGCTGTTCAAGGAGTATCGGGACGTAATCCAACTTATCCAACAGGAATTGTTACAGACTTTTCTCTTACTACTCAGTTGGGTAGTTCAGATAGAAAAGTAATGACCCGTCTTCTAGGTGCTACAGAGCTAGTAGTAAGTGACAATAGTCAAGAAGGTTCATACAGTAATGCCGTTTGGGATTACATGAATGGTTGGGGTAACGAAGCAAATCAAACCGACAAATACTCTTGGGCTTGGAAAAGGGCACCTTCGTATTTCGATACGACTGCTTTTTCGGGGAACGGAACAGCAGGACGCACTGTAAGCCATAATCTTGGTGTTGCACCCGAAATGATGTGGGTAAAAGTCAGGTCAATAGTTGAGCCTTGGGCTGTTTATCATACCGGCATGAATGGAGGAACTACGCCTGAAAAATACCACATGAGATTGACAAGTGGTGCAGAGTCTGAAGATTCTGACATATGGAACAATACTGCACCTACTTCTAGTGTATTTACAACAGGAGGAAATGACAAAGTAAACGCAAACAACCAAACTTACATAGCTTACCTCTTCGCAACTACACCCGGTGTATCCAAGGTAGGCTCAGTGAGCCACTCAGGAAGTTCTACAGACGTTAACTGTGGCTTTAGCAATGGTGCTAGGTTTGTAATGCTTAAACGTAGTAATGCCTCTGGTGACTGGTACTTCTGGGACAGTGTTAGGGGTATTGTAGCTGGAAACGATCCGTACCTTCTGCTCAACACAACAGCAGCACCAGTCACTAACACAGATTTTATAGACCCATTAGCATCAGGTTTTCAAATATCAGGTGACTTTACTGACGGCACTTACATCTTCTACGCAATCGCATAATCAAACCCGTCTGAAAGGATCAATCAAATGGGCGAATACAGACACACAAAAACAGGTGAAGTTAAATCACAGGGAGAGTGGCGAGGGATAAACAAGAACGTATCTACGCCACGAACATGGAATGCTAATGTACTCGAAGCTCTTAGTTTGGAAGCAGTCCTACGCAGTCCAGCAGCTACTACAACACAGTATCAGATTTCAGTACGTGATGGTGTTGAGCAAGATTCATTGGGCAACTGGGTAGAAAAGTAT